CTGCCTTATTTTTTATAAGCTGCTTTTACCTGTTCTGCTTCTTCTTTTTTCTGCCTTATTAAACGTTTTACGAACCACTCTCTTAATTTTATAGGAAGGTTGTAGCTTTCTATGAAACTCCATCCTCCATGATATTTTAAGGAAAAGAACTGCTCATATATGTTTAACATATAATCATCACTTAGGCCAAAAAAACTCTGCAGTCAGCGGTACCTCCATATCCTCATCGTGGCCACATGACTCACAATTAAAGTGCTGTTTCATATCAACATCTGGAGTCAAGCCTCTGATTGCATTCCTGAAGGAACGGGCGTCTGAAGCTATCATATTTTCTAAAGCACGAGTGACCACACTGGGATTAGTTTCTCCATTGACAGATACGACAACTCTCTTCATTTGCTTTATTGAAGAGCCGGCTGTTTCTTTTTTCTTTATTAGCTCCTGTGCTATTTCACTTTCATCTCCTGCAGTTAGAAGTCTAAATTCAACTTGCATTTTAGAACGTGGTAAAGAAAAAATAAAAGTACCTCTTTCAGTTTGCTGGACTTCTTGAAGTATTTCATCATCAACTTCTTTTACATCAAATGAAGTTAAATCGATTTCTACTTTTTGTCTTTCTTCGCAAGAAGGGCAAGTAACAGAAACTTTATAATCTTCTCCATAAGCAGAGATACGAGATGCTAAGAGCACCGCGTTTTTATCTCCTGTCAACATTGTGTCTAATTTTAGACCATCTTGAACAAGAAGACTTTGTAACATTCTATCAATTGCCACCCCCTTCCTTAGAAGAGATTTGTTTGTTAATATATCTTCTTCTTTCGCTGTCATGAACTTGATTTCTACTTCTTCTTTATTATATAAAGGATGGGTAGAAGGATAAAATTTTCCTTTTGATGGCAAATCGACAAACTCTGTTGGAGAGACAAAGTCTAATCCTGAATTTTGTATAGTCGAAGAGCCGTCATCCTCATTTGAATGACCAAATCTTTCTTCGTTGTTTCTCATATTTTTCCTTTCTAAGAGATATTATAATTTATAAAAAATAAAATGTTAATAACCATTTTACCTATCTTTATTGAGAACTATTTGAACCAGTAGTTTCTGTGAAAGAACCAAAAGTCTGTGAGCTAGCCAGACCAGAGGTAGCTTTATTTATTTTTATTGAATTTTTCTTTTCGCTTTCGATTCTTCTAGATAATCCACCATGAATTTCTCTCATCTTTCTTTTGCTGGATTTAGAATATTGTGTTTGGGCTGTCATTTGAGCCGTGTCATATAATATATTTTGATCATTGTTGGCATCATTGGAAACTAGATACTCGTAACCATCATATACAATAGTTATTGTATACGTTGCAAGTCCGCTATCTGTATAGTTTAAGTCGCTTTGTGCAAATGCACTTATCCAAGCACCCTTTAGTTTCCAAATTTCTATGGCATAACCATATTCGTTTAACATTTTTATTTCTATGTTACGAGTTTTCTCTTTTGCTATCTTTGAATCTAAACTCATATAAGTTGTTCCATTTTCATTATTTGGAACCGGATTAAAATTAGATAAATAAAGATAATAATCTATCCAACTCGTAACTGAGTTTTGTTCATCGTCTATGCAAACTATTTCTACTGGAGTGAATCTACCCTGACCTGGATTATACTTTTTTACTCTCAAGTCTTCTGATTCTATTGTCTCAAAAGTTATGCCTGGCTTTTTTACGCTTACAATATATTGAGGTGGAATGTGGTTGATAAGATTATCAAATTCCACTTTCCACCTAAAAGTTCTTTTTGGTTCAAATTCATCATCTGTCCAAAAAAAACCTCTATTATTTTTTTTTCTAGGTCCGTGATCGCCAGACATATTTTAACCTATGCGTTTTCTTCACCAGTTTTAGTGTAGCTAGCCCAATCGAATCTTAGCTCTACGTCATATGAAGAAAGATCTTCTGTGTCGTAAGAAAGTTCAGATGGCTTAAAGGACTTAATCCATGCATTGTGCAATGTCATTGTCTCTACGATGTTTCCATCTGCATCTAGCTGTTCAATTGAGACAGTTTTGTTTCCAGCACTAGAAGCTCCAACTAGTGCTCCTTTTTTCAAGGTAGCCATGGCAGCGGGAGTTGTGGTGTTAGTTTGACCGCCACCATTATTGGTTTGTTTACCAGAAACGAAATCATAGTTAGATGCTTTGAAAGCTTCTGTAATAGAGGATACTACATCACCACCATTGGTGTCAATTAAAGTAACTGTTACAGGATCCCATTTAACATGACCAGGAAAATAATAGCTTTTATTAAGATGCTTGTGCTCTGCCTCTTCAATAGTTAATTGTGGTTTTGTTACTTTTTTCGCTAAGAAGGAAGCAATATTGGTACCAGCATTGTCTCCTGATAAAACATTTACTTTCCATCTAAAAGCTCTTTTTGGTTCAAAATTTGAATCAGTCCAAAATGTCATTTTTGTTTTTCTCCTGTAGTAGTTACTTTAAACTAAATAGTTTCCTTTATTATTTTATAGGTCGTCAAATGAAGCACCGGTATTTGTGATTACAAAATCGATACCGATGAACTCAATGGCGTATACTGGCTTGATAAACAACTTAGCATACATCATGTTTCTATCAATCTCTTCTGGTGTTGTTGTGGTTTCGTCTAATACTAGGCGATAATCACTGATACCAAGTCCTGTCTTGACTTCTGATAGAAGCTCATTAGCAGGAATAGAGAAGCGTTTCCATGTTTCTTGAACGTTTGGTTCGAAGAGAACATTAGCGGCCAATCTGCTGATTTCTTTTTTCAAGAAGATAACAAGTCTTCTTACGTTGATTCTGTCAAGAGCAGAAGGAACAGCCTGCAAGGTTTTCTGTCCAAAGATTACGATGCCTTCACTTAGGAAAGAAGCAATTAAGTTTACATTTCTTTCATATAGAGCATCGAGATTTTTAGCAGTTAGTTTGTCTCTTACATTAACTATGGACAAACCAGAAGAACCTAGTGATAGGCCACCGCGATTGAATCCAGCTGGTGCAAACCAAACTTGACTTGCTTCTTGGCTTGAGGCCATTGTACCAAAAGCTGCGACAGATGGTGGAATCCAAAGTTTAACTCCTGTATTGGAATCTTGCATTTGAACCCATGGATAATAAGCACAACCGTAACTGCTATTTAAGTTTCTTTCTTTGATTTGTGTAATGGTTGAGGATACACTACCAATTCTAGAAGCTTCTGAGTTGGAGTTTTCGGTTTCTGGCTCATAGCCACCTTCGAGGTCGATAATAGCCATTGCATCAGCACGGTTTTCACAAACTTTAATCATTTGATTTGTTAGACCTTCGTTTGTTACACCAGGAACGACTAAGAGGTTCATGTCTAAGACTTCTGGATCTTTAAGGGATTCAATAGCTCTCTTGACTGAATGGAAAGCATAGTTTTGCTTTTCATCTGAACTGTCGTCTAGTAGTGAGTTTCTAAATGGCTCTCTTTCTCTGATGTCTAGACCGTCAAAGCCACCTACTAAAGGCATGGTGAACTTGTTATGGCCGTATTCTAGAAGATCATTGAAGTCATTACTTCCGCTAGCAGAGTATGAATCACCATTTTTGCGAGAATCTTTTTGCCAGTATGAACCAGAAGCTCCTACGACAACATCGTCTAGGGTGAATACAAAGCTATATTCTGTTTCAGTTTGTTTCTCAGTGGCACTGATTCCAGCTGGCTTAACTCTTAACAAGTCTTTGATTGAGTGTTTCATTGGACTATCAATCTTCATACCAAAGTAAGCTTGGGTATCGTCTAGAAGTCCAGCATCAGAAGCTGAAACTACCAATGGGAGTGAAGGAAATACAACAGAGGCTGTGATATCAATGAAAGTAGAAACATCTTGAGCAGCATCAAACATTGAAGGAGTATCATTTCCTAGTACGCCGCTAACAGCTGTCAAAGAACCGCTATTAAGAGTGATTGTGTTGTATCTTGTTGGACCAAAGAATCCAGCTGGGAGGAGTCCACCGTCTACAGAAGCAGCCGCTGGGTGCATCTCTACGCGAATAACTTTAGAGTTATTGGAATAGTTTCCTAATTCTACAAAGCGACCTTTGCCGTCTGCATCGACATTCCACTCAACTCTTCTATCGCCAATTCTAGCAGCAATATAATCTGGTGAGTTTGGATCCAAGGTAAGGTTTGAGAATACTTCGACAAACTCAGGTGATTTGTCTTCATCTTCTAGGTGACGAATACCTACAGAGAATGTACCATATTTTTGATATGAACTTCTAGGTGGTTTAATATCGAAAATAGAGATTTTGTAGTTACCCTGTTCCCAGTCACTTCCTAAACCTTCGCCAGCATGAAGACGGAACAACTTAACAGTGTCAGTTGCAGGGTCAAAACTACCTGTTTCTGAACTAAGGTGTTGAGAGAATACCCAACCAGTTGAAGCAGGTTGTACTTCTTTTTTGAAGTTAGCTAAGTCGCGTGCAGTTCCTTGTGTTTTCAAGCCAGCAACGAAAGCAAAAACAGAGCCTTCAGCAGTGCCAGATAAGATGCCACTGTCAACTAAGTGATCTTCAAAACTTTCACCTAACCAATATGTTTTTTGAGAATCACTATCAAAAATTTGACTATTTGTTAATGTTGGATTAGTGTTAAAAGCTTTTCTAATAAACTTGCTTGAATTTTTATCAAAGTTAAAGGAGACAATCTCGCTTGAACCCGAAGCATCATCAATTTTAGCTTTGAATTCTAGATTTGAAAGACATCTTATAAGAGCAGCAGAACCACTACCATCGGTAACGGCTGTTGTCTTATCAGCACCAGTGCCAATCAACTGTAGACTACCTTCGTTTAAATAGAATATAGCAGCAAGAGAGCCAGTTTGATCGTTATTGGCAGAACTTGATGGAATCAAGAAAAGACCATAAGCACCACCATTAGTGGAAGCACTAGTTGTCAATGTTTTATCTAGTTTCCAGCCTGGAGAACCACCTTCACTATCAGCACCGGTTGCTTTAACACCGGCCAATCTTAAGAAGGTTAATGGTGAAGAACTTTCTAGCCAAGCTTGAGCAGCATAGGCACCATAAGTTGGGCCTGTATTGTTGCCATTTCTCCAAATATCGTTTGAACCCAAACCTAGGCTTGGTTCACCGAATTTTTGTACAAACTCTTCATAAGTTCTAACGGTAACTGGGACCATTGATGGCCCTTTAAGGGAGCGACCTACTACTACTGGACCAATGGCATCGGGGATGTCCGGTAGTATTGATTTGTCGATTTCTTTGATTTGTACACCTGGTGATACGAAACGAAATTTTTTAGCTGGCATTCTCTGTTTCTCCTGAAATTGTATTAAACTTAAATAGTTTTCTATAATAAATAGTATGCTGTTTTGGCAAAATACTTACCATTTTTTAATTTTATCGCTATCTTTATCGAAAATGACGTATTCTCTAGGTATTTTAACTTCTACAATATTTTGCCTTGTTGACACCTTCGGTTTATCTATATTCTTTCCTTCGCCTATAAGATAAGATAGAAC